ATGAAGTCCAAACGAAGAACTTGAAGTGCCTCTTTGGGCTATTTGCATAGCGCCATTTATGAGAATATTTCTACGACCAAGGTTTGGTACAACTTGTCCGTTAATTCCTTGTATTTTACTTAATGGCATCTATTTACTCCGAAGGTGCAGTTGGCCACTTAACTGTGTCAAGTGTCTTATATGTTTTAGTTATATCACGAAGTGCTTGTCTATAAGTTTTCCAATCTGCAAAGTTTGAAACCGAACCACCCTCTTCTCTTTCTTTGATTACAATCCAATCTGATTGTTTAAGAAGTCTATCTCTGTCATAACGCAACATAGATAATTTTTTTGCGTCAGAAAAATCTCTTGATTCAAATTCCTTCTGTTCTTCATCAGTTAATTGAATTATTTTTCCGTCAATTTGTTTATATCCGTTTGCCATCTTATGTCCTTAATCCATATAATTTTGCTCTTCCACCATGAATATTACCAGAGTGCCAAAAGAAACTAAGACCATTAACAACCAATCCTCTATTTGCAGCTTTTAACGAACCACAAGCAGCATTACCAGTATGATTATCATCAGTATTTTGTACTGTATTTTGACAATGCCAAGCAAAAGGTTCAGTAGTACTATTAATATTTTGCATAGTCATAACAAGACTAGAACCCTCACCCTCTTGAGTTCCACAACCATACATATGCATACCAAATACTGAATCAGCATTATCGCCAAATTCAGCATCACCATCTAATGCTTTTCCGCCATATCCATATATACTTCCAGTTTGGATTGTACCACCTACTTTAACTCTGAATTGTAAATATTTGTTATCAGCTGATGGTCTAAAATATGCTTCTAAAAGATATGCATCATAAGTTGAATTAATATATGTGTCACTAATATCAAATGATGTGATAGAACCAGCACCAGCTAAACCACCGAATGTTTGGTCTAAAATTAATTGCATACCACCAGCATTAGTTAGTGATGCACCATCAAGTGCTGGTAAAGCACCAGTAAGTTTTGACGAAGCCATTCCACCAATCTTTGCATCTGTAATTGCACTATCAGCAATCTTTGCAGTTGTTACTGCACTTGAAAGAATCTTATCTGTAGAGATAGAGTTTACTGGTGGAGTTGTTGTAACTTGTGCTTGACTTTTGTTTATGACGTAAAAGTTTAGACCAGTATCAGGCGCTTCAGACATAGTAAGAGTTGTACCAGCGGCAGTATAAGCTGCAGTTGGTTCTTGTCTTACGTTTCCTACGAAAACTTCAAGGTCATTTGCAGATGCAACTGGGTGTGTCAAAGTAAAAACAGTTGTAGACCCATTTGCAGTAAAAGACTGTTTTGGGTTTGCACCTACGAAACCTTGAGTTGGTGTAGTTCCTAAAAACGGCATACCCTACTCCTATGTTATCTGCATCAAACCAAGAACTGCATCAAGAGATGTAGCTGCACTTGATTGAACCTTGAGAATATCTCCAGTTTCTAGTACATACTTTTGACCAGCGAAAACTTCAAGAGTTGTATTTGCTGGAATAGTTACCTCATTTAATAATAGAGGTGTTATACTTGCAGAGGTATCTGTTAGTTGTACAGTTGCGTTTACTGAATTATCTGTCTTGTTAGTTAGTGCAAGACCAAGAATAATTGCAGTTGTAGCAGCTGGACAAGTATATAAAGTTGCAAGAGCAGCATGGTTGACTGAAACTAATGATGCGTTTTTAAATGTGTTTGCCATATTTCTATCCTAAAGCGATTGCTAATGCAGTTGCGTCATCAGCTGGGTCAAAAGATAATTTTGCACTTGTGATTGCTCCATCTGCAACAGTATTTAGTGTGTTTTGTTGTGATAGTTGTATCACTTGAATATTATTTGTTCCACTAGGTGGAGCCGCAGTAAATGTTAATGCAGTACCGTTTACTGTGAAAGCATAACTTGAACCGTATCTCTGATAAACATTATCAACAAAAACTATAAAGTTTGATGCGTTACTAGCAGAAGGAACTTGTGTCAAAGTAAACACAGTTGTTGACCCATTACCATTAAACTCATCAATGTGTGGTGATGCTTGTGCAGATACCATTGCAAGTGAAGAACGTCCAAGAAATACAATAAAGATTCTTGCACCGTTTGCTGGTGCAGATGCGAAAGTAACTTTTGGACTACCAGAAGATAACGAAATATTATATGCGAAATCTGGTTCTTGGATAATACCGTCCATAGATATTAACAATTGACCAGCTTGTGCAACTGGAAAATCCAACGTAAAGGTTGCAGTCGAACCATTACCAGTTACTAACTGTTTATCAAATGTACCAAATGTTGGTTCTGTACCTATGTAAGTTGACATTGTTTATCCTTTTTCAATATTTATTACGATACAATAGCATCTGCTTCACCAATTGTAATATCTTTTGCATCAATCATCTTTTTAACTTCTTGATAATCTGCATTAGATTCATCTATTGGAATGAATACACTTGGTTGGTCATCTTTAGTACAATGAATTGCAATATTGTTACCTTGTAAGTCTGTATGCCATTTTGCATTTTCTACTTTAATTCTATATTCTGCCATGATAATTTCCTATAATTCTGCGTCTGCTACTGCGTGTCCAAAACCACAAATGTGTGTATCACCAGCAACATTCTGTCCAAAGTTTAATCCAGTTGCTCTTGTATTTGAAATATAACCAGCACCATTATCATATGTTACTGAACTATTCGGCATTGACATTCTACCCCAATGACCACTACTATTTCCATATCTTGTTACAGTTGGAATTGCTCTCATTTCTGGACTGAATAACCAGTTGTCAGTTAATGTACCACTATTGTTGCTTCCACTATAACCAAGTAAAGCACCAGAACTACTATAAGAAGAACTTCCACCATTTGTTGGTGCAGACCCATAATCAAAAGATTTTTGATAATAGCGTTTACATTCGTTTAAGTCTTCTTCAAATGTATTTGGTACAAATTCAGTTGCAAAAGTTCCTGCTTCTAATTTCATTTGAGTAAATTGTAACTTATCAGAAGTACCAGCTGCACCACCACCACCAAAATAAAACTGCATACCATTAGTAATATTTGTTAAACTTGAAAAACTTGTTTTAGTTATAGTAAAGAAATACCAAGTATCAGCACTAGTTAATGATAATGTAGATGTTCCAACTACTGTTCCGTTACCAGACATAGTTGCACTTGTAAATACAGCGCCATGAGTAGTATAACTAGCATAGTTATCTTTTGCAGTTGGACAAATTATATTACAACTAACTGTAGCGTTAATACTACCAGACCTTTTTATATAACCAGATATGGTTATTGAATTAGTTCCAAGTAACGCTTGCATATTATCTCGTTCTATTCTTTGACCGAAATAAAAACTTCCATTTCCACCACTATTTGGGCCACGAACTTCTGCAATTTTAGTATTTTTTGAGTTTGGCCCACCATCAAATTGACCGTGTAACGCACCAGATGGACTACTATCAAAATGACCTAACCATCCATCTATTACAAGAACTTTCCAAATACCACCAGTATATATTCCAGTACTGCCTGGATTTCTTTGTGCGATTGCCATATTAGGATTTCTAAAATAATTTTTATTAGACATAGGAGTTGGTGTACTACCAAAGTATGCAACCGTATCTTCTTGTGTTACAGCACCATTAGTAATCTTTGCAGTTGTAATAGAATTATCAGCAAGTTTTGCAGTTGTAATAGAACCGCTTCCAAGATTTGCAACAGCAGCACCACTTCCAAGTTTTGCAGATGTTACAGCATCATCAGCAAGTTTTGCAGTTGTGATTGAACCGTCTGCAATATCTGCTGTTGCAGAGGTTGTTTGGTTATTTAAATATTCTGCTAAATTTTTTGCGTTACTAGCCATTATACGAAATACCTCGCCATTATTTGGGAATTATTTACTGGTGTAAATGTGAACGTCAGAGTTGCACCAGATATACCATAGTCCGTTGTTGGTTTCATTGCAACACCATTATAAAAAACAAATACATCATTCACAGATGCATCATTACTTAAAGTAAATGCAGTAGTAGAACCGTTACCAGTAAAATTATCTAAGAACATTGATACTGCTCTTCTTGCAGTTGTTCTGATACCAAGATGTTTTACCTCAATCTCTGCACTATTATCTGGTGCAGAAGTAAATGTTACTACTCCAGTTGTAGTATTAACTGAATAGTTTGTAGAACTTTTTTGTAGAATACCGTCAACGAATACCATAATCTGTGTAGAGTTTGCTGGAACTTCTGTTAAAGTAAATGCAGTAGTAGAACCGTTTCCAGTAAATGTGTCTGTAGTAAATGTTTTAAGAGTATTAGATAATTCAGTTGTACTTACAGAACCAGCAGCTGGTTTCTGCATGAATGTTCCAATACCTCTGTGAATAACATAGATGTTATCACCACTTGCAGGCGTTCCAGTAAATGCGAGTATCTTTGGAAGACTACTTGCATCATCATTAATTGTATATGCTACATCAGGCTCTTGAACAACATTGTTTACCATAACCATTACATTTTGAGCAGCACCCCCAGGCACTTCATTTGTAAGAGTAAAGTTTGCTGCAGAACCAGTTCCAACAAAATCTTCTTTGATAAAAGCAGGACTGATTCTATTTTCGATTTGAGCACCAATGTATGACATTTTAAGATACCTCTTGTAGAATACCAGCGATTACATCACAAGTAGCACCACTTGCATATGCATAAACTTTATCGTTTGCGTTTAGTACTATCTTTTGACCAGACACAATCTTTAGTGTTGAGTTTGCTGGAATACTCACATCTTTAACAATGTGATATGCTTTGTAAATTACTTTTGTACCAGCGGCAGTTCCGTTAGCAGCACCAGAGTTTTGTGCGTAAGTAAATGTTGTTGTACTTGGAACAGATGCAACTTTATACATTCCGTTTACAAACGCAGTTGATGAACCAGTTACATGAACATATTGTCCAACACTTAATCCATGTGCAGACCCAGTTGTTACCGTTGCAATATCACTTGATGAAACAATACTTGTAATCGAACCAAGTGTTGCAGATGTATCTTGTATAAATGAACTTATTGTAATACCAGAAGTTCCAGTATTAGATGCATCAAGTTCTACAAGAATTGAGTTAACACCACTTGAACCATTGTTTGCATGATATACTAACTGTGGGCCAGTCGCATTATCGGTTGCACTACCAGTTGATTGATAAAACTCTCCAGCAGATACGATTGATGCAAAAGCGTTTTTAAAATTATTAGCCATATTTTTTTCCTTATCCTAATGCAGTCGCTAATGCGATTGAAAAACCTTCAGTAGAGATTGTACCACTAACAGATGGAAATGTCAATTGTACGTTATTTTCATCTTCAATAAAACCACTTAAATAAAGATTTCTCCACTCTTTACCATCTCCACCTAAGTCAAATGTATTAGTTGCATTTGGTTTGATATTTGATGTTACGTCAGCAGATATTGTTAATGAATCTGTGTCTGCATCACCTAATGTAATATTACCATCAGCAGTTATGTTACCAGTTGCAGTTATGTTACCAGTAACAGCAACGCCAGTATTATTAGTAACTAATTTCTGACTATTGTTAAAATAAAGTGCAACTCCAGCATCTTCAGTTGCACCAATCATTGATTCATTACCAGCAGCGTTTTGAATATTCAAATTATTAGTTTGAATTCTTATTTCGCCTGTACCACCATCAGATATGAAACTGTTTGAACCATCATGATATATTTGTAAATCGTCAGAGTCGCCCAGTTTAACTCTACCAACACCAGCGCCAGTTGAATCTGGTAAATCTAATTCATTTCCTACAGAAGTATTTAATGTAGTAATTGCTTCAATAACATCAGTTGCAGATGCGATAATACCAGATGCACCAGTAAGATTTGCAATATCACCAACGTCAGTTGCAAGTTCATTGAACTCAACTCTGAATTGTTCAAAGGTATTACTTCCTACAACATTTCTATCAGCCATCTTTGTCTACCAATTTTATTAAAAGACCTTTAATCTCATGCATCTCAGATTTTAATATATTTATCTGTCTTGTTGCATCTCTTAGTTCATCTCTTTGTTTTTGAACATTCTTAGAACGAAGAACTGCAGCTTCATATGCACTTCTACTTGTATTTATGATTGCATTGGAATGTGTATCTCTTACAAGATTATCATATCCATCAACTTTAATAAATTCATCACTCATTATGTTGCCAATGCGATTGCTCGCAAGTCCTTTAATCTAGGTGGTTGAGCACTATTACTTGACTGCATACGAATTTTAATTGCAAATGCAGTAAACTCATCTAAGTCATTCGCAGTATATTCATATTCAATAAAATCAGAATTAGTGGTTGAGTCGTTAGTAACAATATCTGGGCCACCAGTTGTATTAAAAAATTCAAATCCTACTTCATCAAAATCAGATGCATCATCAGAACGTAGTATCTTGAACATAATTTGTATTTCTGCGTTTGCAAATCTTACTGCACTATGTAAAACTTTTAGTGAAGTAGCAGGATTTTTAAGAGTAACTTTTCTAGTAATATAGATTGCTTCTCCACTATCACCCTCTGGTTCGAATGGTGCAATATATGAACTTGTTGGGAACACATCAGAACTACTATCAATATTATCAACTCTATTTGCAAATGCAACAATTGATTTTCTATCTAAATCAATTACTGGAGATAAGTTTTCTACTGTAGTTCCTAGATTCATTTCTAAGAATAGTGATTTACTTCCAGCAAGTTCATTAGTTTGATTGATATCACTTGCAATTAATTGAGGTTTATCAAAGAAGAAGTTTTCTCCTAAACTAATATTTTTCTTTGCATTTGTTCCAGCAAGACTAAATGCAGTTTCAGAACCACCAGGCGATTGACCAGTAGTTGTTCTAACAGTCGCATCAAGTGTATTTTCTGGGTGTACGATAGTTGGTATTAAAGTTTGCATACCGTCCATTTGTGCATTTTCAGTTGCAGTTGCAATATTACCACCACCCACAGTTACAGTTGCGTCTGCGTTTGTGGTTGTTGTAATTGTATAACTATCTATCATAGTATTTGCAATTGCAGTATGAGTTTTATTAATCTCTGTTAAAGGAATTCCATTTAGTTGATAAAGTTCTACAGTAGCACCACTTGAATGTGCTGCAGCTGCTGTACTATCATGTCCTCTTGTGATACTTGAAAGACCAGTTCCACTAATTGTACCAAACATAATCTCACTACCAATCTTTACATAACACCGTGAACTATCATTACTTGCAACAAAACCAGTACCAGATGTAAGAGTTAAACTAGTTGCAGAATTTGATATTGCACCATTCAATGTTGTTGAAACATCTGATTTAATATCTGATATTGTAACATTATTAGATGTTGCAAACATATGATGGTTTCTATGTAAAACTTGTACGACATTACTACTTGCAGTAAATCTTAATGGGTCAACCTCTAACGCACCTATTGGTAAACTATCATTAACTAAAGTCAGAGTACCAGTTTGATTAGTTGTAAAACTAGCTCTATGAACTGTGAATTTTAAATCTTCATAATCGTATGCAGTCCAAGTTGTATTGTTTTGTGATTTGAAAAGAACACCAAGGTATGGTTGTTCTGAAACCATTCTAGTACCTTGAATATCAGTTTCACCCATTCTTGAAATCCATGCAAAGTATTTGTCAGAGTCGGACTGAAGAACAATACAATATTCTACACCATTTCTAACATATACTGGAGAGTCAAACCTAAATGTGGTTGTTGCAACAGCTTGATTATCAATATTAACTCTAGAAAATGAAACATTAGACACTGCTCTAACTGATGGACTTGAAACTGTCATAGATGTATCACTTGTAATTGATGTAATAAATGGAATGTGAGCTAGTATATCATATCCTGCTTGTCCTAGAGTTCCAACATGAGTTGCACCGGCACCAGTAATTGTAATTTTATCACCAATACCTAATGCAGTAAACTTTGTATTAGTTCCAGTTACAGTAGTTGAACCGTTACTCATTGATACTGTACCATCTTCAAATGGTTGATGAACGACAGTACCGAAAGGTAATGCTTTAATTGTTGGATAACCATTATCCATTTCACGAATTTGACAAGTTACTGGAATAGATGGGTCTTTACCTTGGAAATAAACATCAATCTTTGTGATATATTCTCCACCTTCAGCTTGAGGCATAATAGACTGTGCCAGCGGATCCCACCATCCAACTACTTCATCTCTAGAGTCTGTTCTCGTAACATTCTCTGTTTGAGAAACATTTCTTACTTCTACTCTTGCATTTCTTGTTGCAATAATTCTTTCTTGAACATTTCTAAGAATACCTCTTGCAGAATAAGTTTCTTGTGCAAAAGTTTCTGGCTCTGGTGCAGTAAGATTAGTTGCAGATGATGTTAATCTGAATACTCTATCACCAGTTCTAAATCTAGGATTACCAGAAGTGTTTGGATTTGGAATTGCAAATGTACCTTCAATCTTTCCAAAACCGTTTGTAAACATTGCACCACCTAAAGAGAAAGCAGTTCCACTACCACCAAGACTTGGTGTAGTAAATGCGTTTACATCTTGTTTATCAAAGAAAGCATATATTCTTGTGAATGGTTTTAGACCAGTTGCACTAAAGAAAACATTTCTTGCACGAATAAAAGGAATAAGTGCAGTTGAAATCAATCTATCACCTTCAGACCGTCTATCAATCTGTGCAATCACTTGTGTGTTTACACCTTGTCTAGTTCTTGTTCCAGATTGAGTTGTTGTAACTCTTTGTAAAACAGCACGACCTCTTGGTTGACCTAAGTTAATAAATCTATGTTCTCTAAAACTACCACCTCTTGTTACAGAAGTACCAGACCATTGAGTTTGCCATGCGTTCCAGATAGTTCCAATTGCGTTTCTATTCTGTGCAAATACAGTATCAAAGTTACCTTCACGATTAATTGTAAGTGCTGGTAATCTATTTACCTCAAACCATTCATCATTAGATGGATTTAATTTACAAATACCAGCCCATGAAAAGTTAAGAACTGGATTAAGATTTTCAATTCTTGTTGCATATGGTTGGTTAATAGTTACAACCTCTGTATATGGAACAGTAATTAAGTCACCAGTTTTTTGATACTTTGCAAGAGTTCTTTGTGCTTCAGTAGTTGCTTGTTCTGATAACGAGATACCTTTCATAAAGTATTTCGGTCTTAACTCTTGATTTTCCATATCAATCGCAACATTATAGTCTGGGTGTTGAACATCACCGATAGCATGACCAGCAAAGTTATCTACTAAGAAACCAGACTTAAATCTATCTAAACCATTTGCATCTTGTACTTGGAAAGTTTCTGCATCTTTTTCTAATAATGAAAGTGCAGTATAATATTCAAGATTATTAATTCTATTTTCTAAAAGACCAATATCTCTTGCAGTATAATTTTTATTAGTTTCTCTAACTATTCTTGCATCATCAATATCTAAAAGATATGCTGGTAAAATAATTTCTGCGAGTAACATTGCTTTCTGAATATGCTCTGGTGGTTCTGGGTCTTCAGCTGGTGTTCCCTTTACATTTACTAACGCACCTTTGTGTGTTAAGAAAAGTAAATCAACACGACCTAAGAAAA